ACAGTAATCGCAAGGGCGATCTAATGAATTACGTTGTCGGTTCGGGCTACCACTACCGATCTGATTGGGATCGGTCTTTTTATGATATCTGGCGCGAGAACACCGAAAGGTATACCCACGATTACCATATCATCTCAACTGTCAGGAATGTTCCAGCAGTCAATCACATCCTCTGTAATCACAATGCGGGGCATGTCGGAGATCTGATCAAGGAGAATCGCGGGGGGCTGTGCGGATGGTCGGCATCTATCTGTGGCCTAGCAATGATTGCCTACAATTGCGGAAGAGATTTCATTTATAAAGAAGCTGACTGCCTTTGGTTCGGGCCTGTTCCTGAACAAATGTATCAGGATCTAGGTGACAGGGGAATGGTCTTCGGGGCCAAGATGGACGCTGCTCCTTGGATGGCTTGTGCCCAATCTACCTTCCTTATCCGCCATAGTTTCATTCTGGATTTCTTGCGAGGCTACCTATTCCTCCCACATGACAAGGACATGCTGCCAGAGGATAAGTTTGTTAAGCTAGAAGAGAATAGCCCCAACAACTACGGAAGACTTTCTTTCGGAGTTGACCGCATGAGACCGCTACCTTGGGACGCCGAAGCATGGTATGCCCAGCAATGGAATCAGGAAGAACTAGACGAGGCCAAAAAGCGCGGACTGATCTAGTCTTTGGAATCCCGATACATCATCTTAGCCGCTTCCTCGGTGGCGCGAAGCAATGCCTTTTGGGTGAGGTAGTAGTCGCGGGAAATTCCATTAGCCTCAAGATCCTTCTGTTTTATTTTACCAGAACGAACCATTCCAACCACTCGGAATTCGGGGCGGCGACGAATGGCGTTGATAACGTCTTTACGGGATAGATCAGGGCGCTTGGCTTTAAGATCTTTGAGGGCGCGGTTGAATTCCTTTTGATTGTCCTCTGTCACAGCAAAGAAGATCTTGGCGTATTCTTGGGTTACAGGCTCAGTGCGCTGCTCCTTCTCGTATTCTTTTATCTTCTTCTGGAAGTCCTCGGTCTTTGGCTCTCCACTAAATACATCACCAACACGCTCTTTTAGGCGTAATCCGAATTGTGCAGTTTGAACAACACCGCCAATTGGTATTCCAAAATAAACACCAGCAAGCCCGCCAGCTTTTGTGATTGCGCGATATGAAGTCTCCCAAAACTTCGGATTACCAGTAGCTTCATCAATTTTTTCTTCACTGAGTTCTCCGTAAGCCCTAGCAAACAACAGGGAAACATCATACATTCCAAACAATACGCTTGAAACAAGGTCAATCTGCATTGGTTTACGCATATTCTCTGGTGAAAATATTGCTTCTGTAGTGTTTTGCAGAAAACTTCCAACAACTGGAACAATAGAAAGCGGGGTTCCAATAGCCTTGCCCAAGAATTGACCCCAAGTTTTTTCTTCGTCATCCTCTGGTGGAAACAGTGTGCTGTAAAATGCATTAGATATCGCCCTACTAATATACAAACTGAGCGATAAAAACCCAAGTTGGAATGCGGCTTCGCGCAGGTTTTCTTTTCCGCCCTGTTGCGCTCTTAGCATTGCTTCTGCAAACAAAGAATATTGCTTACTGACAGCACTTTGGAACATGACAAATAGTTTAAGGGCTGGATTACGCCCAACATCTTGAAATACTCCAGTGCGATCACCGCCATGAGCGGTGTTTTCTGATCGGAACATCATTTTTGTCCACTCGCGGGCTACGGCCCGATTAAACTCTTCGGTTCCACTTTCAAGAGTGGTTCTATCTTGAACTACTTGCTGTGCCAGTTTGTAACGAACCAGCGCACCCCATTTATCTGACGCCTCCAACCAACTCATTGAAGCTGTTTCAAGATTCTTTCTCCATTTACGATTAGATGGCGCAGCGGAAAGTCCGCTTGTAAATTCTTGGATAAATCCACCGTCTCCATATCGCTCGTTATAATATGGGGCATATTGAGAAAGAATCTTTTCCATTTCTATTCTGTCTCCCTTTTTTGTTGCCCTAATTCCAGCGGGAAATGCTTTGGCTAGATACTTTACTCCGTCTTTTCCATAGTAAGCTAAAGCAATAGGAAGACCGACAGGGTTCTGCATGGCGGCGTGGAGCTTGAATCCAAGAACACCGACACCAGCATTGCCAATTAGAGTTGAAAGAATACCAGCTTTTAGTCCAGCGGGAGGGGTTGTCTGCTGCCTGACCATCTCGCGGATCATGGTTAGCCCATCCTCGCCAATCTTGGAAGCTAATGGGCGGGCGATGGTGGGGTCTCCCAGAACCATTTCGATATCGCGGACAATAGGCAGATATGCACCGATCCTTGCGTCATTGGTCACATGGTAGTCAAGACGCTCAAGGAAATCCACGGCGCGGAGCTTGGACTTGGAACGCTCGTCACGTTCCTTGAGATAGCCCACATCATCCACACGCCTTTGATAATAGGCGATATAATCCAAATCTTTTTTAACTTCTGTGGCGCGAGTCCACTTGTCTGCGGTTCTCGGATAGTAGGTTCCAGAGACAGCCTTAATGCCGTGACCGTAGGCTTGGACAGAAGCATTCTCCAAGATCTGGAATAGATCATTGTTATAGAGTTCCACCATCATATCCACCATCTGGTTATCCTGATCGGTAGCCTTATTTAGAATTTCGATATAGGTTTCTGGCGTGATCTTGACGGTATCCACTTCGGCTAGATCAAGGCGATCAATGACGTAGCCTCCAGAATTGACGGCACGTTTGAGGTTACTTGGATCACGCATAGAGGCGAGAATGTCCAGCAATTCGTAGCGGCGGACTTTGATGGGCTTTGTGCGTCCAGCGGAATCCACACCAGTAAGTTCGATAACCTCTTTGGAATATAGATCGTAGTCCTTGGTTCCGATTTCCAGTCCAGTAATCTCTTTAACTCTGGATTCGATCTTCTTCTTTAGATCACGGCGCACACGCAACTCGTCCTGATAGGCGTCCAAGGTTAGGCGGTCATAGACAAATTCGCTGAGTTTGTTTAACCCAAAAGCCCGAAGGATATTCTCAACCCTAGCCCCTTTGTAGATAGCGATCTTGTTGAATAGTCCAATACCTTGTCCCCCATCTTTGCGGGCCTTGGCAATTGATTTAACCTTGTCGATTTCTTCGGAGATCCCAGTAATAACTTCTTGTCTGGTTTCTTGTTTATTAAACAGCATCTCCCCTCTTGCTACTTTATCGGCATGGAGTGTGGTGTTGATGATACGGGAGATTTCTTTGAGAGCGTCCAGTCCAAGGGACTTGTCGATCTTGATAGCGCCCAAGGCTCCTTTTTGTTTGAGATACTTTTCAGTGGCGAGATCCTGCAATGCACCTACGGGGTCTGCCTCATAGCGACTGATGGCATCTTCGATCTTGGCTCTAGTTTCGGGGCCGATCCCTTTCTTGCTGTAGGTCTCGACAAAATCCCGAAGCACGGCCATAGCTTCAGGACTAATCTCATTTGCTTTTACAGCCTTCTGGGCGCGGTCTAAGGACTTCTTGGCTCCCGTTACAGCCTCATCCAATCGGGCTTGATTGAGGCCATTCTGGGCGGCTTCTACCACCTTCTTGAGTCCTTCTAGGCCAGTCGCCCGCTCCAAAGTTAGAAGCTGGTCTCCAAGATATTGCTTGGGCACCACCTCCCGAAGGATCTGCTTGGCTTGGCGAAGCTGCTCTTCGATCTGCTTTTTCTCAGTCGCCTTGTCGGTCTTGGGTTTCTTGACCCCGATATCGTAGGCAATACGGATGGCCTCGGCTATGGAATCGATAGACCCAGTAGCCTCTTCCAGTTTAATCATCCGCTCCTTCTCGCGCTGCTGTCTGGCAGTCATGGCGGGCAAAGCCCGATCCATACGGACTCTGGCACGTTCCTTGGTAGAAGTGACGTTCTGGGCCAGTTGATAGACGTTAGCAAAGTCGTTGGCCGTCTTCTCGGCTTGCGCCACATCCAGATTGGTAAATTGAACGATGGCATTCTTGAGTGCCGCTGGCCCTAGCCCCGACTCCATCCAAGTAGCCATGATGTCTTGCAAGGAATATGTAAGTTCTTTACCACCAGCAGTTTCTGATCTGCTATCAAGGATATCAAAAGCCCGCTTCAAGAGACGCAAGGCTTCAGATTCACTAGTTCCTTTTTCGGGCTTGGCAATCTCCTTACCTTCCACCTTCACTGTCGGCATTAGCCCACCATTAAGTTCTAGCCAAGTTGCCGCAATATAAGGATTGTAGGCTTCTCCCAAATTAAAGAATTGGGGATTAAGAAAGTCTCCCAAAGTCATACCATTCTGGTAGTTGGCTTGGGCTTCTTCGCGCAACTCGGAAGGAACCTCATCAGGAAGGATGGAGTGTCCTGTCACCAACTCTTGTGCTTTCTTGGCTTCGGCGCGGTTGGTCACTATTGCCTCTGTGGTTTCGTTGGAAACCTCTTCGTTGGTTTCGGGGTCGGGCGGCGGCTCTGGAAGTGGAGCATACCTTATATCTTCTTCTGTGGGCTGGAATCGTTGGCTGGGAGGGATGATGTTGCCGCGATTGTCGCGAGTAATCGCATCTGCCGATTTGACTTGAGACGGCTTAAATACAACTGTGGCGTAGTCTCCAATGATGATTGCTGTCGCCCTGTTTCTTTCTCGGAAAATTCTAATCCAATCTTTGGGTTTTCCAGAGTTTTGCCACTCTTTAACTTGTTCTGGATTTAATGTTATTGGGTTGCTTCCAAGATCGGCATAAGCATTAATGACCGTGGTTGGATATTCTCCAGAGCTAGGAGTTGCCATCTTCTTGTCAAACGCCAACCAGATTCCTGTAAGTTTTTTCCTAAACCTATTGATCACCGAAGCCTCTGTTCCATGGAAGAGCGGAAGAACTTGGTAGCCACCCCGCCTCGCTGCTTCATTTACAATGCGCTGTTGTGTTTCGGCATCACCGCGATCCACCGCATCCAGATACTCTCTGTCTTGTTGGGTAATGGGTTCTTCTGTGGGCGCTGGTGGCGGGGTTGTAACGCCCCTTCCTCTTTGAAGATTGCCAGCAATTCTCTGATCCACCGTTCCTCCAGTAGCAGGGGCTTCTAGTTCAGCCAAAGCATAGGATGCGTCAATAACCGCTGTGGCCATGGTGTCGCTATCAAATCCGAACAGATCCCGAATGATGCGAACAAACCGCTCGTAGATGGATGGCTTGTTTTTAACCTTGATATTCTTGAGCATGTCCTGAAACGCAGGAGAACTCCAAGTCTGAGCAACAAACTCGTCCAAGTTGGCCAAAGCGTATAGCTCGCTCCATCCAATCTTTTTCCCAGTAAACTTGTTGATTAATGGTTTCTTGCGGGTAAAGGCTTTCTTCTGAGATCGTGTCGCATCAATATCGGCAAGCCCGCCAGCACCAAGATATTCTTGAGTGAGTCCAAGCTCATCCAAAGTTTGCTTGTAAAGACTTACAATCTTCTTCACTTGTTCTGGAGTGTCTGGATTTGCCAAAGCATCATCCAAGGCTTTGGCGTAGGTGGAACCTCTTGCTCCTCTTACAGAACGATCAAATACATATTTTCTTAAAGCATCGGCTGTGAGCGTATGGCCAACCTCGTGAACCAGCGTTTCTGGTCTTTCAAAGTATTCGTTGCCGCGATAGGTAGCAGGAATCCGAATGAATCCTTCGTTGGCTCTGTATGCGCGGCTTCCGCCTTTGGCCTTCTTAATAAAGTCAGCATCCAATATGCGAAGCGGAAGTTTGGCCAACACCGAAGCGGCCCGCTGCATTTGTTGCGAAAGGTTGAGCGGCCTTCCTTCTGCCTCTAAAGTAGATGCCCCAAGATTTAAATCGGCCAAATATTGAAGAGCCTCCCTTGCCGTCATCCCAAAAAGCTGGGAAGCTGGCAATGCATCACCTCCAGTTACCCTTGGTCTTGTTGCTCTTTGGGCCTCTTCTGTGGCGACATCGACAACTTCTGGCGATACTTCTCCTGCAACCTGACGAGCGTTTCCATCGCTTCCGAATCGCTCATTCCACTTCGATTCTGCGGTGGCGGTGGCGGCATCAATCTCGTCGGAACTAAATCCTTGGTTTGAGGCATCTTGGATGTATTGTTTTGCATCGGTTTCGGTAAGCAGTCTTTGCTCTGTCAGTATGCCAGCAAGTGCCGCTCTTTCAAGTATTGAAAGCCTACGCAGTTCCCCCTGTGCCGCAAGCCGTTTTTTGATAGTTGCTGGAGGGATGGCATAAAGTTTTCCTCCATAGTTTTCCATCATCCAGCCACGATCTCTTGGGCCTCCCCATTCTCCCCAAGATGCCATTGTGAATGGAACATTGTTAAATATCGCTGTTGCTATTTCATTATCAACTCCGTATTGTGTGGCGATTTCTTTGATTGCCTCTTCTTCTCTGGCAATTCTCCCAGCAACAGCTTGCGCTTCGGGTGGGACATAGACATCTCCAACAAGCGTCCACCCTTCGGGCATCCTTATATTTGGCGGGACTTGATCCACCCCAATACGAAGACCCTTGGTAATAGCTTCTGCCGCCGCCTCGCTGGCTCCAGTGTCGATCTGGATCTTTCGGGCTTCGGGGGTTAGGCGTGGGCGTTGATCCTGTGGTAAGGTGTCAAATCCAGCCTGAGTAAGAACCTGTTGGCCGTTGTATTCCTCGGCAAGACCCTGTTCGACAAGAACTTCAAATTCTTGCGGAGTCGCTTCAGCGCGGGCCACACGGGCAATGGAGTCTACAGGCTTGGTCGCAACAAAAGCCGCCTGCCCAGCAGCTACTCGTCTAGCTTGCGCCTCTTGCTCTAGGCGGGTCGCTTCTGCGGTTGCGCGTTGCTCAAGTTCCCTGACCCCTGCTTCAACTTCTCCAACAGTTTCGGGGATCGCGCCAGCTTCGACAGCAGGGCGAACCTCCGTGCGGATTGAGGACTTGTATCTTTGGTATTCTGGGTTGCTTTCATAATTTGATATATCTTGATCTAAAAGGAGGAAAGGTTCTGCCATTGCCGCCCTTTGGTCTTCGGATATGGGCAGAGCATCGATGATTCTGAGCGCACTGTCAATGAGTCTGTTGGCTTGGGAGATCTGTTCTGGCTGAACCTGACGGTAAAATTCGGGCGTGTCCGAAACCTTCTTGGCTCGCTTGCCTTCTTGAACCACCTTGGATTCACCAGTGTCGAAGAGATCGGCAAGGTCATTGAGGGTCTGAGATTTCTCAATCTCAATTAGTGCTGCGGGAGTTTCAAATTGATCCTCAGTTGTATCAACCTCTTCTTGGGCAATGGTCGGTTGCCCTTCAATGATGGTTGCTATTTCGGTGCGGGCTTCTTCGGGGCGTTGCCTGCGTTGACCGCGCCTTGCCCACTGGATGCCTTCGATTTCGCCAAGCGTCTGGGCGGGCTGAACCCCCACCTCATATTTCTCTTGGGTGCCAAACTCGCGGAACACCACTTGACCGTCTTCTTCGGTCAGCGAACCCCGCATCCCTTCATAAACAAAAGTATCCTTGTCGCGGATAGAATCGGCAATCGTCCTAACTGCGGGGGTAATGCGCTCTTCTTCTCCTCCACCAGCAGCCTCCACAGGAACCTCAAGCTTTCCGACAAAGCCGTCTACCAATTCTCTCACAGAGCGGATGGCTTCTTGCGGGTTTTCTTCAACCACTTGAACAAACTGGTTGTATCTTTCCTCACTCAAGAACCGCTTGAATTGAGTCTTGTCCAGTTCGGCAACCGTGAACTCATTCTTGTTGATAAGGTTTTCTATGTAGGAAATGTCATTTTTGAAGTTCTCTATCGTGACCTGATTGAGTCCTTCTGTCGGTCGGATGGTCTCGCTAACCACCACTCGCGCCATGTCTTGGAATATTTGCGAGCGGTCATCGGCGTCGATTCGGATCAAGGCTTCCTGCACGGCTTGGTTCTCTTGGGAAATTTCCTGTTCGGGCAACCGCACCAGCGAGTCGGCAATCTCAACATCGATATTATCTTTAGCCGCTTCTACCACAACTTTCATGGCGTCTGCGGATTCAGGGGTAAGCCCCTCGGCATTGATGGCCGCTTGCTCCGCCGCATCGATAGCTGCCTGCTCGGCTCTTAATTGCTCGGCTCTTGCTGCATTGTATTTATCGAGATCTTTAAGTTTGTTTTCCCTGATAGTGTCCCGCCTTGCGCGGATTGTATCCACTGTAAACTTGGCACCACCCAACGGCAGGAGACCCAAGGCCATGCCAGCAAGATCCTCTGCCCCCATAGTCGATTGGGCTTGGTGGGCACTGACGTAGTTGCGGAGATAGGCTTCCTTCCATTCTTCGGTAAACTTTTCCTGTCCAGTCTCTACGGCAATGTTTAGTCCGCCACTCAAGACCCTGCCAACAGTTGTCTTTCTTGCCGACTTCGGAAGATTAATAAACATGGTTGGTTCGACAAGCTCTGTAACACTGGGCAACTGAGATGCATTGAAGGCACCAACCGCCTCTTTATAAAGTTGTTTCTTCTGATCGTCCGAAAGATCGTCAATCTTTTCGACATTCGCGGTTTCCAAAAAGTCTTGGACTGTGGTCTGGAACCAATCCAGTCCATAGATGTTGGCATTGGCCACCGCTCCAGCGCCACCAGCAAGCCAAGGTGCGGCTTGTTGTCCAAGCTGATTCAGGGCTGGGCTACGAGCGGCTGCACCCGCGACAAGAGAAAGTCCACGAATAAGAAGCTCTCCACCTTTTTGAGTGGTAATTTGCGCTCCGACTTGACCCATAACTTGTCCAGCCATAGCGGCTGTTCCGCTTTGAAACGGATCTTTCTTTTGCTGTTGTTGCTCAATTGTCTTATTGATGATTTGAAACGCCGCCTCCATGGCCCCATCTTCATTTCCTTCCGACAAAGCCTCGCGGAGTTGTTGTCCCTCAAGAGCCATTGAAACATAGCCATCCGTGCCTTGTTCAATGCCAGAGAAGTAATCCATCGTAATGGCCGCGACCCCCTTGCGTTCTTCTGCATACTTTTCAAACGCCTCCTCCTCAGTGGTTCCTTCAACTCTTTTTTGATAGTCGGGAAGGTTACGGAAGAATTCTAGCTTGTTCTGGCGATCCGCTAAAGCCGTGGCGTCAATAGCCTCAATGGATGCCTTGCGCTCCACATCATTGATGTCTCCATCTTCAAAAAGCTCTGAAACAATTTCTTTCTGTCGCTCAAAATCCTCTTGAGCGTCTCGCGAAAAAACGGGCTGACCCTGAATAACGGCAACTTCTTTTTCTCCCTTTTGAACCGCGATAAATTCTTGTGCATTTTGGCGAATCTCATCTTGCTGATCCTTGGGAAACGTGGAGATGAGTTTTTCTATCTCTGCTTCTGTTGCTACCTTGTTTTCAAGTTGCTTGTCTTTTGCTTTTTGCCAAGCTTCTTGAGCTAGTTGCGGGCCTTCTGGCCTGTCGGGAATATCAAATGGAAGTGTTCCGAAAGCTTCTTGAACCTCTTTTCCATACTCATCAATGGCAAATTTATCGTTGACCTCAAGCTGGCGCAAAAGTGAGGCGGTCTGCTTGGAAAGATCGAACCTCTGCGTATAGCTTTCCGCCGCCCCCTTAATAAGGGTGGTCTCTTGGTCGTTGTATTTCTTGGCGATTCCCTCTATAGCCAATTCACGATCCGCTCTGTCTGGGATGGCGCGGGCTTGTTCCATTTCGGCTTGAAGCGCCGAATCAAATTCATAGAGACGATCCGCCACCGAATCTCCGAATACGGGATCAAGGCGAAGGGATTCAATCTGATCCACTCTGGCCTGCTGGCGCTCGGCATTAACGCGATCTACTTCTGGGCGAAGGGTCTCTAGCTTTTTCTGTTCGGAGTAAAATCCAAGTTCCGCCTCATGGCTTTTCTGCCAAGCTGCCACCATCTCCTCTGTTTCTTGAGGAGTCCTGTCGGGCTTTTGATATAGCTCTCCATAACGCGAGTAGTTCTCTTCGCGGGATTTTGCCATCGTCTCCGCGAGATAGGCGGAAGAGTTGTAGTCTTCTATGGGATCAACCGCAAATTCATCTAAAAAAGAAAGATCCTTTTCTGGCTCTTCTTCCTCTTCTTCCTTAAATTGATCAAGAAAAGAAAGATCCAGTTCTTCTTCCTCTTCTCCAAATGTATCAAGGAATTTGGTGTCAATGGCCATTGACAGATAGATTAATACGATTCACCAATACTTTTCAAGAGCCGAATAGCCTGCTTGTTTTTTGGATGCTTGATGTCTCTGGCGATATCTTTGGCTGCTGTAATCTGTTCTGGTGTATATTGCGGTGCTTTGCCTTCTTCCTTTTTAAGCTTTGGCTTGGCACCACTCAGGCGATCAACCCTTGATTCAGACTCTTTCACATCCGCAAGTGCCCTGCGATATGTTTCACTTTCTTCAACAGGATCACCACCTTCATCCAAAAAAGCACCAAGTCTGGCTTTAGAATCGGCCAATTGGTCTTGCGCTTTTTGTAGCTCGGTTCTAGTATCTTCGGGTTCTTTTCTTCCTTCGGCGGCGACCGCACGTTCGCCAATAACTGTATCAGTGGCTCTACGAAGCCCGCCGATATCATAGGTTTCTCTGCCCTGCTGGTCTAGTGTTTTAAATTTGGCAATGTCGGCCTCACTCAAGCCAGCCTGCAACGCCGAGCTTACTGTGTCGCTGACAACTTTATTTTGTTGGTTATCAATAACTTGAATGCTATTCGATGCTGCTTTTGTAAAGAAATCATATCTCTTTGCAGCAAGCGGGCTATCCAAAAGATAGACATCTTGTCCAATGTATTCTGCTAACTTGGATGCCGATGATGGATCGGTTGGGTCGAGGGTGCTAGAAAACTTTGCTAATCTAGCTTCTGAAGCTTTTTTATTTGCCTCTTGCTGTGCGTCAAACAAGGCGTCTTCTCGTTTTGTTTCCAAATCAAGAGTCTTGGTTTGAATGTCCAAATCCCGAAGCCTCATCGTTTTGTTAAACTCTTCCACTTGTCGCATCTCTTGTTCTTGTGCAAGATTCGCCGCCTGTTGTGCATCCCAAGCCTGTTGCATCCTGATAGCCCTGCGGGATGTGCCAGTGGGGCGACCCCCATATTGCTCTGGCAGATCAGCCACCGAAGCCCGACCCGCCGCAATCTCTGGCATTAATACGGATGCCTGATATGCCCTTTTTTCTTCGGGGCTGGCTAATGCGGATGGTGCCCACCCCCATTGACGGCGCGGATCAGACTGGACTCGTTCCAGCATTTCTTGCTCTCTGTCAGCCATTGATTTTTATATTCTTTGACGCCTTGTTGATAATGTTCCGTATGGTGTAAACATCTCAATATTTTCATATTGTTTTGGAAATTCAGGAACATTTGAAGACAGAAGAGGGGACGTTGATATTTGATTTAAATTTGGACGTTCCGTTAGCCCGCTAATACTCATAGAAACTGGATTAGTAAATTGATTTGAGGTTATTCCAAGAGATCTGTCTGGAACTATTGGAGGAGGCGTCATTCCTTGTGCTGGTTGCGGGCCACCACTTGGCATTGCTGGGGCTTGAGGCAACGACACTGGCTGCTCTTCATCATTATTCATACCAATAGATCCAAACGTTCCAAATGGTTGTGGGCGAGGTGCGGCGAAAACAGGACGCCGTCCTGCCACATCATATCCAACTTGTTGAACCTTGTTAATATCTGTATTTGCTGGAAGCCCCATACCAACAAGTTTTTCCATTCTTTTTTTACCTTCCATTCCTGCTTGTTGATAAGCCAAAGATGACTGTAACTGACCTGTTTGATAATTATCCATAAAGCTCGTACCAATGCTTGCCATTTGTGCTGGCGTCCGTTGTGGTGAACGAAACGAGTAAATAAAATTAGGGTCTGTTCCAAAACCAGAATATTGACCACGCGAAGCCGTTTCTGGCGTTGTAAATGCTAGAATTGGTGAGTATTGTGGAGCATTGCCCCTTCTTCGTCTTGCCATAGTATTAAGTCATGTTTACGAGTCTGCGAGTAAGCCAAGGAGCAATTTGCATAACCCCTTCTTGCCCTGCGTTATACTCTTTTAGTTCGGCGTTGAGAAGTAAAATTGCTCTGTCCATGTAATATTGTCCGCGCTCGACATCGGCCTTTTCTTCGGCGTTCAGGGCCATTAAGCCCAGCTTAATAGCTTCCAGAGAATCAGGATAAAGCGGATCGTTGTCGCTGATAGCCCAACAATGCTTGCGCTTGAAGATGCCTTGGACGGCATCCCAATTGCGGTCTACCAGATAGCGGCGGTAGCTGATTACCCTCTCGCCCGATTCGTATTTTGCCAAAGTGGTCGCCCCAGCCGATAGAGAGACAACGCCCGTGGTAGGGGTTTTCTCAACAGAATAGATCTCCTTAAATGTCTGGGTTGTGGTTTGGGTTCCATCTCCAAGGTCAAGACGAATTCCCTCCACTCGTTCTCCATCCACTGTAGAATAAATTTTATTCCCATTTGAGTCCTTTCCGCGAATCCAGATGTAGCTTCCTGCACACTCTGTTTCGCTGCTAGATAGGGTAAGTTGGGACGGCGTCTCCATGTCCCGAAATGTAACAAACCCCTCACCCATGTCTTGAATCGGGCCAAAATATTTCTCGTCAGCCTTACGGATGCCGCGCCCTTGAGGAAGATACTGGTACCACTCACTCTGGACTGCTGAAGTCTTATATCCCGCCTTACCAGCCCGAATACAGGTTTCCAGATGGCGAGGAAGGGTAATGAACTTGTTGTCATTGGCATCCTCGTAGGCGGTGATCATAGCCTGAACCAAGGTGCCAACCCATTTCCCCTCAGAATGCACCCGCTCACAGAAGCGATTAATGTTATTACGAAGCTCTGCTTGCCCGTCAAAACCCTCCAAATCGGGAGGATCGGGCTGGGGCACAACGGATGTTGGTAGCCGTTCAACGGCCAATCCTAATGTAAGGCTCGACATATTCGGCGCAAAACTACCACCTTCGCCACAGAAGGTCAATAGCAGATTATTCCTTGAAAAGCAAATCCGCTGAAGCCCCGCTTCCAACCCACGGCAAAAACCGTTTAAGATCTTTTATGGGCCACTCCGTATTGTTTTGTAGTCTCTCCCAATCCTCACAAGCATTCTCGTATCCACCTTTGTATATACGTTGTTTCTGGGCCACCTGTTGCGGGGTTACCCATGCCATGTGGAGAACTGGGCCTAGCATAGCTGTTGCTTCGTCTCGTTCGCAAATTTTGCCCCTGTTTCCATTGAATACGGGAGGTTCATGGCGCTCCATCCAAAGCCCCACACTATACCGCCAAGCCCGCACCCACTCATCTTTCCTGTTACCGTAACCATCTGTGGATGTGGATTTTACATTAGGCCCAAGCATATATTCCATCTTGATCTTCAAGGTGTTAATTTCGGGGTTGCCATCAAAGATTGGAATGAGATCACTCATCTGCTGGGCTGTCCACAACTCATCGCTATCCATTTGAAGCAAGACCCCATCTTTTTTAAAGGCGGTCAACGCCGCATTAATCATTTCCGTCTTCCCGCCCCATTCCGCTTTGGAGTTAACCGTGATTCGTGGATGGGACGCTAGGGCTTGCAGGAACTGGTTAGTACCATCATGTGAGACTTTCCCCGTCTGGTTGCCCATCCAAGCGGTATCTTTCTGCGGCATCGCCGCCCCCTCAACAATCGACCAATGCCAGTCGGTATCCCTTAATCGGCACAGTTCAGCAAATTGCGCCCCGATCCACGGAGAGCCATCAAGGACAATTGTGAATATGTTGAGGGTCACAGCCCGTCCCAAAGATCTCCCTGACCAAGCTCGTCTAGATATTCTCCAAAGGTCACCATCTTCTGTTCGTTGTAAACGTAGTCAAACAGGTGGTCTTTAAGTTCTCCATCACCTAGTTCAAGCTCAAAGCACAATGACTCAAAGTAGGAGTCCTGAACCCTTGAGAGTTCGTTGACAAAGTCTTTGACCTTGAAAATGCTATCGTCTGGATGTGGTTTCATTTTTCTTTAAATCCACCCTTTTTGCTCTTCATCTTCTTATAGACCTTGGGATCGATGGTTGATTTGGATTTCGGGCGGCTAGTTCCAGCTTTTTTCCGTGCATTGATATTGTCGTATAGTCCTCGTTTTTTCATAGTATTAGCATTCCCATTTTTTGCGCGACCAGTAATTGGCCGACAGTTTGTTGTTTGTTCCTTTGATGCCGCCAGAACGCGCACAGTAGCTTTTCTTTCGGGCTGGCTGGTCTTTCTTAATCGACATTGTTGGGTCACCAAAGCGAACCAGTTTCACTTCATCTCCCTGCTTGGCAAGGACGGCGAATTTTTTAGGGCCGTTGGCCGTGCGCTTTGGCTTGTTATAGCCACTGAACTTTTCTCCTCTGTATTCTATGCTCATATTTATTAATTGGTTTTTAGGTTTCTTCCGAATTGGCAGAACTGGCGCACTCGACAGTAGTCCATACACCGCGCACAACTCCCGTCCCGTCTCTCGACGGCACCAGAAATTCTTTTTGCGTGTTCTTTAGCCTCAGATTCAGATTCGTACAACCCTCCATTAACGGCACGTTTCGCTCCTTCTTTCGGGAGAACGGCATAGATGGTGGGTTTTTCCCACCGCTCTTCTGGTGTGCAGATCGGGATCTGGTCATCGGGAAGCTCTTTCGCTTGTTGGTGGAGTGTAATACGGCTTTTGATATATGCAAACGTTTCTTCGGGCTTCCATGCATCCAGCTTAATTTCCACAATTGCACACTTTGGATAGTCAGCTTTAATCTTGGAATCCCGCATTCTCCAATCTTTCATTACCAAGATGATGGCTGCGCGTTTCACTGGATAGCCATTGTGTTCCAATAGCAGACGATTGACCGCCGCTTGTGCTGTCCACTCAAAGCGATCATCACTCATGGCCTTGTAGACACTGCTTACCTTATAGTCATAAAGGACTTGCTCTTGCTTGTCATAGAGGTCAATCTGCCCGCCAAGCTTCACCCCGTCCACATCCATATAGAACCTCTCCTCGCAGACATAGCGTTCGGGGTTGCGCTTGGCGATCTGTTCCAGAACGTAGTGGTTGGCTGTTCCAAGCATTGTCCAAACGCGATCCGAAGCGTCTTCGGTAATGGTATCGGCATGACGCCGCATCAACTCCCGAATCTTCGGGGGCTGAAACAAGCTGGTTGTAGTGATGTCGGCTTCGCCCGAAGAATAATTGTCCTCGCTTACTAAATCCACAAAGGGCTGGGGTAGTCCGAAGAGGTTCGTGATGATCACAGTATTTCCTCCGCATCTTTGCTGGCATACCAGCGCCATCCCTTCCAAGATCCCGAAACATGACGCTTCGGGCTTCCGTCTGGCAAATATGGACGAAGGGCAGACAAACATTTGTAAGCATTGCAAAGATCTGATGTTCCAAAACGTTTCCACTGCATGTCTTTTTCATCAAAAAGATTACCATGAGTTCTTAAAAATTCAGCCAAGTTTTTAAACTCATAAATAGAGTTTTTTGGAGAGCGGAATCTCCAAACGGTTGAAAGAAAATGCTGTTCTCCTTTTTGGCAATGCGGCAACTCTAATCTTTTTGCTATGGCTTTTTTGCGATATTTAAAAGACACAATCCTCGCCGCTTCTTTTATTTTCTTAGAATTCCGAATCCCCTTGAGTTGCTTCTCTTTGTATAGCTCTGGATTTTTCTCACGCCATTGCAAAAGATTGTTAATCCTCCATGAAGATTTTGTGATCATATGTGTTTTGACAGATGTGTAGTTGATTCGTTCAAAGAAAATATCTCACTTTTTATTTGACTCAGACAACGCAATGGCTATGATAGCCAATATGAAACTTAAAGAATGTCCTCATTGCAAAAACGAATTTAAACCAAGACGCACCAGCCACAAGTATTGTTGTCGAAGTTGCCAATCTTACGATATTGCCAAAAGATTTGGAAAACAACGCGCCCTTAAACGCCGAAACGGAAAGACATTTGAGTGCAAGATTTGCGGCAAATCGTTTTACGCTCCAAAACACAGGCTTAAAACTGCCCAATATTGCTCTCGTCGTTGCACATCTATTGCAAATCCAGAAAATACCCAAAAGGCCAGAATGGCAAGTCCTCTCATGGCTCGCGCTGGAAAGTGTCCTCCAAGGATATACAAATATATCAAGGTAAATGGAAAAAGAGTTCGTGAGCATCGCCATATTATGCAGCTTCATCTTAGAAGGAAGCTGGAAAGATGGGAGCATGTTCACCATATCAACGGAGACGGACAAGACAATAGGATTGAGAACTTACAAGTTTTGAGTAATGCTGAACACCAAAGGCTGGAACTTTTAGCATTCAGCAAACACTAGTTATTTCTTTTTGTTTTTCTTACTCATTCCAGCAGAACTTAACGCGATAGCCAAGGCTTGCTTCTGGCTAGTAACCTTTTTGCCAGAGCTACTTTTAAGTTTGCCCTTGCCGTATTCCCCCATAACCTTGCTGACCTTCTTTTGTTGTGCTGACTTCTTCATATATTATGCTGCTATTAGTTGGTTGTTGTTGTTTGACTTCGGCGTTTGGACGCCCAAGAGTTTACAGAGATATCGGATGTGGAAGCACTCTTTGCGGAATTGATAGCCTGAACAAGTGCAGGAACATCCTGTGATATCCCCGATTTCATCGGTAGCGAACTCCACCAAGTAGTAGTCTTCGCGATTCGTCCGACTTTGAACGAGGAATGATCCCTTATCATGCGACAGAATTTCGATGCCGCGCTCTCGTCCATCAGTCATTCGCTTGTGGACTATTCAGGGATTCGGCCTTGCTTGCCCCGAAACCCAATTGTTCGGGCTTGTAGGGATTGATTGGCATGGCCGCAACAAACCCGTGGCGATCTGCATTGATGAAAAGACTGCTGGCAATTCCCTGCCTATGCTCGCTGGAGAGATCCATCTCCACCGCAATGTCGTTGGCTTTCTTTACGCATAGACGCATCAGATTCGCCGCTTTGCAAAGGAATTCCTTGGCTTCGCGCTCTGGGGTCTTCGCGGCTGAAACAACGCTTTCTGGGGCCTTCTGGGGCGATTGCGGGGCACTCTGTGCGGCGGGCAGGCTTGAAGCGGGCACCCCAGCAGGCTGAATCTCCATGGAATCAGTCTTCTGCTTGGAGTTTCCAGAAGCAATCAGCACTACGGACTTGCCCACATATTGCTGGAACTTCGACGCAATGTCCTTATTCTCAGTGAAATACACATGGGCCACGCCATCAACGATTAATTCGATAACGCATAGGCTATTTGACTTCACCCATTTGGGGGGAGATTTGACGGATACAAGCTTCGGCCCATTTTTGGCCAAGGTGAAATGTGAGAGGACTGGTGCTTTGGGTTGGTTTGATTGATATGCCATATAGGTAGATGTTCGTTATATCCGACAACCCAACTTGTCAAGCGTTCAAAAAAAAGCGGGGCCGAGTTTTTAGCCCGACCCCGCCCCACACACACATGAAAACAGGAAGACGAATGCCTTCCAATCTGGAATCTAGCAAAGATTAAGGGCGATGCAAGCGGAAAATCATCTTGCCGCCATCTTCTTTTTAGAGTAAGTTTTCGGGATTCCATGGCCGATTATCCTCCGCTCTCACGTTTTTACGTTGCCTCGTATGCCGCCAATGACCGCGATTACCCCGTGGTTGCAATACGCCTTGATCCAAGGACTGCTGGCTACAGAGTTCCTGAAGATCTAAGCCCGCATCCAGACAGCAAACGCTATCCCAACCATGTGTTCACAGGGGCACAACCAGCGAGTGGAGACCAGATTGTCACCCACATCTACGAGATTCTCCCCGCTCCCTATGTTCCGTTTACCCGCTATGATGATGATCTAGGCCCGATTCAAGGCAGACGCCGCTCTGTTAAGAACGAAGGACAAGTTGCCCGCCTTGGCCCCGATCAGAGGGTTAACTACGAAGCCCGTGAAGGCTCTGCCATTGTCTACACCGAGATTGAGGAGTCTTGGTCTGTTGCCACTGACGATGATGGCAATTCTCTTTTTCCTATTCGGGATCGGGATTTTTATGATGCCTCTCGCGGAGCGGTTCAAGAACGCCGCCAACTCTTTGTCCCCACTGGAGAAGAAGAGGGAAGCCTAGAGAACGTCAACGGAGTTATCACCCAGACCTCCTACGAACCATACAACGAATTTCTTTCGGTTAAGATTGTTCAAACTTATTCGGTGAGCGGGCCACAATTAATCGGCAGGGCTACCGACAATGACGGACAGTTGGTAACAGTTACCACACAAAGAAAGGCTGCTAAAGATTATGTGTCTCCAAGACCGTCCGCAACCAGAACGGTAGAGGTTTCCCGAGAAGACGCAGAATCTTTAGTTGAACGTATTGTTGATACCCCCAATGTTTTTGACAACAGACAAGAATCAAAACAAAAACCAGACATTGTTCCCCCAGAATTTCGGGCTACCTTGGCTGATTCAACTACCGCCACCACCCGCAGTGGTAGTGATACTGGCTTTTCTCTATCCTCTAATGAGGTTGCTAAAACTGTTGAGCGAATTACTGCTAATAAAATCAGAGAATCAGTCACGATTCGTGCAGAAGGCCCGTATCCCTCTTTGCAAGAACTTATCGTTGATAATGATGGCGTGGTTATTACTAGGTCAAAAACTCTTGTTCGTGGCGGACAATCAATTACTCCATCTGCCACCGTTAGCGGAAGCGTGCAAGCGTTGGGTGATGGATTTACCTTAAAAACACAAGACGACAAACCAATTTTTGTCGGTCAGGTTTTTTCGGTGGAAAAGCCCGACACCATCCCGCCCGAATTTCGAGCCGAAAAACCTTCTATAGTTAGTGAAAAAACTGTGGCTGGAGAAGTTGAACAGCCCCCAACTCTTGAAGGAAAAGAAATCGCAAAAAGCGAACAGGCAATAACAGAATTTCTTAAACGGGTAAGAACCACAACCAGAGATGACGCAGACACCACAGAGCTTCTTAATGAAGAAATAACACCGCAGGGTCAAAAAGTAATTGTTAGTAGACAACTTTCCAAGGGGACACAATCCATTACCCCGTCTGCTCTTGTCAGCGGAAACGTTCAGGCCCTTGGTGATCAATATACGCTTAAAACAGAAAACACCCTTGATAAGGTTTTTGAAAATGAAGTCAGAAGAAGAAGTCGCCCCAACTTCACTCCAGAAAAATTTAGATTTCAACAAGTAGATATAACAAAAGAAGAAACTAAAGAGGGAGAAATAGAAAAAGATTTTTTCCTAGATAACTCACAACTATCAAGATCTGAAGAACAGGTAACCAAATTTGTAAAACGGACAACCACAGTTGAAAGAAGTCAAAATCCCACGGTTCCAATTAAAGATTTTGTAGTAACCCAAAGGGGACAATTGGCGACAAGAGAGCAAGTGTTGTCTGGAGGAATACAAGAAATCCTTCCATCTGCCCTTCTTATCGATGGATCTGTTGAGGCTCTTGGCGATGGACGAAGCGTAAAAACAGAAATTCGTGTTGATGAAGTTTTCGATGAGAAATCTTATACCTCCGAGCGTCCAGATTTTATACCAGCAAAATTTCGCAAAAACACAACAGAGATAATTGAAGAAAAGGTTGAGGCTTTTGAGGAGGGTCAATTTCCAGAAGAGCCGACACCTCTGAACAAAGAAGAAGGGGAGTACAAAAAATTAGAACAGAAAATCACGGAGTTCACACAAAGGATTGTAACAACCAAAAAAGATGATGTCGAACTTGAAGAAATAGAGTCTTCTGATTATATCGACACATTTGACGTAAAGCTTCCGTTTATTGAAAAAATTACAGACACCATCCCCGAAAAAATAACAGCCAATGTTCAGTCTTTGGGAAATGGAAAATATTTGGTAAAAGAATATGATTTAGAAGCACTTGAAACAGAGCTTGGAGAGTTTAAAGTAATTTATCCAACAAGAATCAATTTAAGTCTTCCGAGGATTCTTAAAAACATCGAGATAACTTGGCAGGAAGATGAAACAGAGGGAGAATTTGAAAACGATAACGAAGTAAAGGGCGTACTAAGATCTGCAAGCGTAAATGACAGAGGCTCTGTTAATGCCGAGCTTGGCGCGACTCCAGTATTCAATCTTAATATAGAAGAAATATTTGCCCAAAATTTAAGAGCTACAACAGTAATTTTCTTCCTTAAAAACCCACTTACAGAAGCTGGCATTTTGGGCAAAGCTGGGGAAATATTAAATCAATCAATACAAAATTGGCCCGTTTTCAAACCGCAGGGACATTCGTTTACCATTATTGGCAAGAAAACAAGCGGATCTATCAATCTAAGCGTTTCTCTTTCTTGGCAAGAATTTTGGGCACAAGACTCTGTTTTTTCAAGCGCAAAGCAAAAAGATGTTTCAACAACAATAAATCCATTTATCTTGAATATCCCTCCTTGTATCAACAAAGCTTTTAAAATAAGGGTAACCAACGACAAATCATTGAAAGAAATTAAAGCAAAAGCAAGCGTAGAATTTTACGGAGAAGGTGGAACCATTGAAGATACACTTGAATTAAAAAATGAGGTTGAGGCTGATTTAGAATTAAAAGCAACAGAACCAGCGGATGTTCCAAGGGATGGATTCTATTTGATAGATTCAAGTGTGGAATTTTTCAAATTTGGATGGTTTATTGTCAGTGCAACAATTTTTGACGCCAACCAACTAGCAGACTAAAAAAGTGAACGAGCAAAATATTCAAAGTTATTTGCCTTCTTTAGAAGTACAAATAGCGTCAAAGCTTAAACCACAAATAGACTCCGAATTAAAAAGTCAAATATCTTCTTTGGAATCGGAAATAATTTCAAAGGTTCAAAGTTTGATAAGAGAATTAAAAACAGACAATGGAAAGGATAATACTGAAGACGATTCAACTTCTCGAAAAATCACAGACGAAACAATAAGCTCTAGAGTAGAAAACTTTATAAAAAAAACAGATAAATCCAGAGAAGCTTTTAATAATTATGCAGCACAATCACAATCTTCTTCGGAATTGTCTCTTCCAGAAATTACAGCATTACCACCTCAAAAAGGAAAAGAACCAAATAGTAATTCAGATAAATTTGGAACAACCACAACTGCATCGGATACTGGAGGGGCAATAACCGACCATCCTTTTAGAATTACCTCTAGACAAAACCCCGACAATGAAAACCAATACTTTGTCACTGTTGGTCTTGGCACGATTAATTCCCTTATTCCAACAGGAATATTTAACGGCGGAGGATTGACGGAATACACTTTAAGCTCAAACACCTTGCGATTTTTTGTTTTAAGAGGCAACTCAGATGGCGCACAAATTACTTCGGCTTCAATTATTTTTGGGGGATCATCAGCTTCGGCCCAAGAACCTCAAATCTTTGGACTTCCTACTAGAGTAGAATACTTGATAGGTGCCGTTTATAATTCTCAAGTTTATCAAGTAACATATAATAATATATCAATTTCAGGAGTTCAATCTTTTGCAACAACAAAATCCACGCCAGCAGAAGCAGGAGAGCTTCCAATCGATATTTATTATGTTTGGGGGTAGCCATCCGTGACAACCTTCACAATTACTTGTATTCCCACAGTAGGATCGCAATCTTTTCAAACAAGTGTAAAGAATTATTATTCTTTTACCTCTTCTGGCACTGTTGGTGAAGACGACGAAGAAATAACTCTAACACTTGACATAACAAACGATGCAACAACGTTTACTGCCCGTTCTGTCGATTCGGAATCAAACGTATTTAACACTTACAGAGTCGAAGAATCATACACCCAATTTGATGTTGGAATTTTGGGTGTTGGTTTTTTTAGCAGCACCGCATCAGAAAATTTAATAGAGACTTTTGGATGGGACGGAAGATACACTAGAAATCACACAATATTTACTTCTCTGAACCAATCCGTCTATCCATTTGATACAGATTTGGAACCAATTTTTAATAATCAGGGAAGTGAGACAACATCAGAAAGCATTAGAGGACAAACAACAAGAAGCAGAAGTAAAGTTACTACAACATTTTCGGGTTTCTTACAAACCATAACAACGACAACCACAGGAAACACTGCTCTGCCTTCCGCGACAATATCAAATGGAACGATTAGACCCCAAACTCCACCACAAAGCATAAAAGGTTCAACACAAAGCGTTGTTAGTTCATCTTCGGTTAGAACAACAACCGAATCAGAAAGTATTTCTGTTTATGGAGATACGGCTTCTCCAAATTTTGCCGCTTCTGGTCAGAGACAAACGGCTACCGTTGTTTGTTTAGCCACAAGTCAAGTTGGTTACATTGTAACAGCAAGACCAGAATTTAGTTTATTTTTATCTGAAGTTGCAGAACGACAATCAAGCAGCCAGTTTACTGTTTTGCCAAGCTCCAGTTACGTTGAGGGACACATGGAGGGGGCAACCGTAAATGAAGACAACGGATTGCCAATGGCGTCAACATCCGAAGAGGTTTTAAGCTCTTCAATAACGTTAACAATAAGAATCAATACTCAGACAGAATTTACAGCAGCAGATATAGGAGGCTTTTCTATTACTTGGCCACCTCCGACAAGATCCTTTATTCGTCTTGCCCCAACCACAGAAACTGTTGAAGTTGTTAATACGATAAAGGAATTTACTGGTGGAGACATTTCAACAATTACAACCACCACAACAGAGACCCATGCTACCGAATGGGGAATATTAACATGGCAGGGAACACACTCAAAAACAGAAACAATCCAAACATCATATCCATTTGAAATAACTTGGACTTATTCAAGCGCACTTGATGTTGAATATAATGTTGAAGATCAAGGATTTAATGGAAATGCAGGATTTACTGCTTCGACAGCCGTAAATGTTGATGAGGATTACAGTGTTGTTGGGTTTTGGGAAAGAGGTGTTGGAATTTTTGCAATACCAATGACATCACAAACCCTTGGCATAAGTCGAAGTTCTTTCAATGTTAATAGATTTGTCGCATCAAGTGTGCTTGATGGATGCGCCCTTCCATCGGATGTCACCAATCCTGCGTTACTTGTTGGGCCTGCTGGTATTACAATAAATGGCGGTGACTCATATTTATTTGGAGCAAGAACGGCTATTGTTCCTGCTGGAACTTGGACTTTGTTTGCGGGCGGGGTAGTAACGGCTTCGGCAGACGGAGCGGGGTTGACACTTTTTCCGCCAACCACTAGATCAATAACAGCCCCAACAATAGCAAACTGGACAAAAAGCGGAGAGGCCGTAAGCACATTAATAGAGACCGTTAGACAGCGCCCCTTTCTAAATGGAGAAGGAGCAACGGGAAATAAAACTGTTATTATTAATGCTGGAAATTGGATTATTAAAAATAAATCCGCATCTGAAACCACGAAAATAGAATCTCCAACAACCCTGTCAAGTCGGAATTTTTCAACTGATGTAGTTTATTATCCTGCGCCACTAGCATCATATATAGATGAGACAACGTTCGGGCAAAGCTCAAGATATTTTACGTCATCTCGCCATACGTCGATAAACTACGACACAATGGTTCCATTAATGATTGGACTGTCTTCTGTTTCTTAACCAACCCAAGGCTGAGATTTGTATCTCAAATGCCCCCTGTATTCTCCTTGGTCTTCGTGGTAAGCTCTGTAGTGGATAATTTCAGGAGCTTCTTTCGGGGCATCGGGCGACCTCCGTTTAACATGGTCACACACCGTATGGGGGACGCAAGCAATGCGGACTCCTGCTGGGTGCCACTTGTGCCAACAGAGAAAGAGATCTTGGGTGCCGCGACCATCGTAGCCTTCAAATGTGGCCAGAGAGAGGGCTTTCTGGCTCAGTAAGGTGCATCCTAGTCCACACCAGTCCGAAGGAACGATAGATCCCCTCCCAATAGCTGGGTAGGCAAAGTCCATCCACCCCCGTCTTCTCCAGCCATACTTAGCTGTAATCTCCCAGACGTTTCCATCGGGGGGGCATTTTTTGATTCGGTCTCGCAGCCTGCCCATGCGCTTCATTTCTTTCTCAGCTACTTCTTTGTCTTTACAATCTTTGAGTCGGGCCTCGCAGGCTTTTACTGCGTTCTTCAATCTTTCGGGCACCTTGCGCTCTTCCATGGTAAAGTCTTCATTGATAGCTGATTGCGGGCTTCCGAATCCTCCCAAGAATAGTCCGTTGGGGTAGGTCACTGCTGCTACATCATAGTAGGGGGTTCCGTCAGCTTGGGGCATTTGCAATACCCATTCTGCCACTCTCAAACTTTCGGCGCTAACCAGCATATCACTCTCTACGCTCCATAGAGAAGTGGCTCTGATTTTGCGGGCAAGGCCAAACGCCGCACCCTGAAGAGCAGCAATAAGTAATTGGCTTTGTTCTTTGTATTTCTCTCCCTCTGCGTCATTAACGTTTATGTTGATAGAGGCTACCTTCCATCCCTCTGGAAGTTCATGGCGGGCAACCTCTAAGGCATCTTTAGCCTCCTTGCTGGTATCAGTGGCTAAGATAAAGTGGGCTTCTTGGTGGTGGGCGGCGGCTGCTGTGATGTGACGCAACACTTGTGTCCAGCAATAGAAATACTTTTTAGTGGCGTAAGTGGAAATGGCGATCATCGTGATTCTGGGTTCCAGTTATAATTAAATTCATATGGCCCAACCCTGTCTTCATCGGGATTCTCAATGTTGTACGGAGCAGATGGCATATTAAGTATGGCTGCTTCACGATATCCCCAAGCTGGAGTAAATCCATGCCATATACCAGCAGGAATTGTTACTAACAAGGGGTGATTGGCGGACAGCACAATGGTCTGACTTTGACCAGTTTCGCTATTATACAAACCAAGCCTAGATGCCCCGCCAACACAATACCAACGATCTATTTGCTCCTTGTGGCGATGCCAAGCCTTGATTACGCCATGTGTGCAAGTGGTAATGTATGTCTGACCGAAGCCATAGGGATCATCGGTAAGCCTGAATATTTCTGTCAAGCATCCACGGTCATCGATATTGACCTTGAGTTGTTTTATTTCAACTAACATTTTGGTCTTACAAACTTAATATCTCTGGTTTTTCCTCCGTAGAAAACCTTTTTCTTAACGGTCTCAAACCTTCCCTCGCGAACCATGTTATAGATGCGAGGGCTTGATAAGCCAGTTTTTTGTATTACCTGATCAACTGTTCTCCACCCTTCGGCGTTCATCGCCTCGATGGTGGTCTTCTGATTGTGGGTATCGAACGACTCCCACATGCTGTCCCAAGATGGGACTACAATTTTATCATTGGAGCTTTTTGCTCTTCTAGTTTTGCTATAATGGGTTGCCATGTGTATGTTCCTTTGTTAACTGTAAAAATCAAGAATCCGAAGTCCACGATACCTGTGCATCGTCTGGCTCCGAAACGTGAGCCAAAACCTTGAAGGGCTGGGGTGGTAATAGCCAGCCAGTCTGGGCCTCCCGCAAAGTTGTGGTAATGAACATGGGAGCGGATAAAGACATCCCCCTTGGGCTGTAGCTCCTTTTCAGACCATATAAGGTTCCAGAGACGGTCTCTGGCTACTCCGCTATGCCGACCATGGGGAATGCCGCTAGAACCCGCTGGATGGTGTTTAAGGTCAAAGACAACACCTTCTACGTCCACCCACTCATGTTCTCCGATTGTGGCGTCTACGCGCTCTGCAATGATGTTCTCCCAGTCTTCCGAATCACCCGTATGGTAGGGAGTTCCCCTAGTGATAACAATCTTGCAGTTTTTGGATTTCGGGATTTCGCGGATAATCTTAACCGCCATATCACACTGCTCCTCCATATCGGTAGTGATCTGTTCTGTTCCGCCAGATTTCTTGCCCGTTCCGTCCACAAGATCACCATTGATAAAGATGATATCGTATGGGCCGTTTTTGCGGATGTTCTGGCTATACCAGTTGTAGTAGGCTTTGTTGGCGTTTACCCAACGTGACCGCTCTTCGGCTGGTTCTTCTGGGAGGTAGCCTTTCGGGGTTAACCCTACTTTGTGGCCACAGTGGAAGTCCGAGAGGACTGCTATTTTTTTGCTCATAGAGAGGTTGCTTGGTTGCAAAGATCTAAACACCGTGCGTAGCCACAGATATCGGCCACGCTGTCGCGATGACGAGGTGAGTTGGTGAGTCTGGAAAGCTTAACCGCAATCATGCACATGGCGATTTGTTGCGGGGTCACATTGGTTCCAAGGATAGCTCCCCACATTTTAGCTTGTTTGGTAAAGTCTTCAATGGGGCTTCCGTAGTCGGTTTGGCGATCATAGGAAGTAAGACGTTTAGCAATGTCGCACACATCTTCTTTGTCCAACCTAACCATAGATGGGTAGAGACGCAAGGGTTTTTCTAGCCATTGAGCTACGGCAACCTCCGCTCTGGCTCCTTTGGACTTCTCCCATTTCGGAAGAAGAACCAACTCGTCGCATTCAAAGACCGCATCAATATCCCTTCGGGCACAGTCCTCAATAAACTTGCTGTCCATTTGGGAGTTGTGGGGATTTAGCCCTAGCTCCTGATCCATCCTTGCGGGGTTAATAACTTTATGCCCCGCTTTCAGTAGAGTCTCTTCGGCCTCAAAGAATGCAGGATGATTAAGGTTTGGATGTGACCTCATGGGGCCACAGATATATACTGTAGTCATGTGTGTTATGGTTAGTAGAGATTGATGCCGTAGTCGGAAATCAGATCCCAAAGAATCTTCCTAATCTCTTCAACAGTAGACCCATCCCACTCAGGATGAGTATCGTGCTTAAGATGGGAACGAAGCTCCCTATCAAAACAATCAAGAACAGCGCGAAAATCGCTTGCTTTGCAAGCATCTTCAAACTCTTGTCGCTCCTCTGGAAGGGTGAAGGATAAGGTTCCATTAGCCATTGTATTAAGAGTCCTTGATAATCTTCTTCAGATCCCCGTCATCCAAATCGTCATCCCCGTCTTCGTCCTCTTCTTGCCCGTAGAGGATATCATGGATATTGGATACAATGCCTTCGATGGCGTAATCATTGCCGAACTTGAGGAAGGCGTTTTTGGTTTCGTCGCCGTCTTGAAAAGTGGCAACGACAAAGCCCGAATCAAAGTATTCAACCAGATCCCGACATAGTTTGTCCAATACCTTCTGGAGTCTCTGATCGTGAGAGGCCATAGACTTAGTCTAGCTGTTCTTTGCAATCTTTGCATGTACGAATAACTCCGACATGCGCCACTCTGATTTGTTCAATATTATTTGACCCGCAATAGTAGCAGGATTTGACTTCGGGCTTTTTCGGGTAGCTTTTCTTCTTGGGCTTCAACGGCTTGCTCATTTTACTGCTTTTTTAAGACGGGTGATAAATTTTCGGTATTCTTCGGGATTGAGGTCATTCTTCCTTGGTGAGGAAATGATACGATGATCCAACACCATGTCTAGTCCTATTCCCCATTTTTCCATCCTTGGCTTGATGTACTCAATGGCGCTCTCAATCATGTCATCACTTAGAGGCTCCTTGTAGCTATCCCCTTCAAAACTCACCCCGATTGACCAGCTATTGGCGTCCTTCTTTCCCTTGTAGCTACTGACCCCTGCATGCCACATCCGATCTGTATCATTACCAAAGACTGTCCTGCGCCCATCTCGCGCAATTAAACAATGGTAGGAGACCTTACTTGCGGGGTTTTTGATCCAGCTTACTCCTCCGTTGTAGGTTCCCCCGCTGTGGTGGAGAACGATGGCCTGCGGCTTTATGGGCTTTCGGCTTTTGTTCTGGGTTGTGACCCTTGTCTCGCGATAGGTTTTCTTTTCGGGCTTCGGATCTGTCACGGAGTTCGGCTTGGATGCGGATGGCGAATTCGGCAAGGACGGCGCTGGGCCACTTTTTGACTCTAGCCCAAGTAGTTTCAGGATTGATTTCCACATGGGTAGACCCCATCAGGTTACCAGCAACACTTACGCCGCCCAATATCCCAATTCCTAGAAATCCGCTCTACCTCCGATTCGGTAGGACTTGGTAACCTTTCCATCATGGCCCCGATTGATTTGGATTCCAACTTTGAGGGAACTGAATAGACGGACAAAGAAATTTCTGCGATCTTCTTTGGGCGGGATTGGGACGAGTATTGCTTTGAGGGTTTCATGGGATAATCTCATTTCTTCTTGCGGCGAACGGGCTTCTTGATGGCGATAGCCCGACGAACCTCTGTATAAGTAATGGGCCCAGCCACCCCATCCTCGTCAGTATGAACCAAGGCTTGGATCTTCTTAACACCCCTGACGTTCACTTCGTTTGTAACGTAGTTAACGATAGAAATAAGCAGAGCCACAATGAATCCAGTAAGGCTGACCTGATCAACGGATTCGGCCAATTTGGGGTCAACCATGGCGAGACGAGACACAATCGCGGCAACCGCCATAGCAATGAGAGGGGTAATGACTCCGCCCATCTTGCTGACTAGAAATGCGAGGATTTTATCTTTCATTTGGTTATTGCTCCAGCTTGTAGCGTTGAACTGCCGACTCAACAGTGAAGCGAATCAGGGATTCCGAAGCACTGACACCCTGCTTTTTGGCAGCAGCAGTGAGTTTCTTAACTGCGGCTTCGCGCTTTTCGGCTCCCGTCTTGTCGGTAGAGGCCAGCGATTGGACGATCTCCAAGGCAATCGGGAGAAGAACTGCTACCGAAGAGGAGGCAATTTCCCGAAGGACGGGAAGGAAGAAGTTGAAGACGTTTGAGGTAATCCCCCAGATTTTGGCAAAGAATGATTTCATAGATTTAAAGCTAGACTAGAATCCCTTGGATTTCAAGTAATCTTCGATTCTTTTTGTGCGCTCGTCAATTCGGGCTAGGGTCTCAGATCTCTCTTGGTTTTCCTTATTGATCATCTCAATCCGCGCATCTTGTTTAGCATCATTGGCTTGGATAGACCGCATCTGCTCTGGGAGAACAACCCACCCATTGAGGGCCGAAAACAAAGTAACCATCAGGGCAATGCCTGCAATCAACTCGCTCATCGTCAGCTTAACTCCCCGTTCCATCCCTCTGCGTCTTGGTATTTCTTCTACGCTCATAGTGCTGTAATAATTGAAGCCACTTGATAGCGCCAAGGCCAATCGATATATGTGGCTAGGTTTGCGGGATTTCCCGTATCTCCGCGATAGGCGGCGGCGATGCGTCCTAACGCTTGTTTCTCGCTCCAGTCGGTAGTTCCCGCGCTCGACCCCGAAACAGCATCGTAAATAGCCTTCCATGCATATTGTTTGGGAAGAGAGATGTAGTCTGCTTCGGTCTTGGGTGCGCCTACGGCTACGGCGATCTTGGCCCAGAGATAGCGTTCTGGGAGGGTGAGGTAATTGGCTATTGGATTAAGTGCGGGGACTTCTGTGACTGTTGGGACTGGTTCTACACCTTCTTGAGGTTGCCATTCAGTGGCCTGCCATGGAAATTCTGTATCGCTATTTGATAAATAAATACCATCCTCTATTAAAATGCGCCATTGTTCATTATCAAATCTAATAACAAGAAAATTGGTGTCGCTATCTTCGCCTACCAAATTGTAATACGGTTTGCCGTCAAATGTTCCGCGCTCGGTATAAATCCCGTTAACCTCCTCCGACCCTGCCCCCGAAACCAAAACACTAGAAGGAGCCTGAGTTTCTCCTTTTTCTTCAACAAGCCACTTGGCAAGCATATACCTTCGGGGCTGATCCGCCGCCGAAGCAAACACCGCATCTAAAGTAGGGAGAGCCATAGCCTATGGTCTCCGTCCTTTAAGCCATGCCCATGATGCGCTCGCCCATGCCAGCCATAGGGGACACGCCAGCTTCCATTTCGTCAGCAGCCTCGTCCTCCATCTCGTCTTCGTCTTCGGCCTCTTCAGCCGCAATCTCGACGCCAGCAATCATGGTCGGAACCAGCGAATCCCCGTCAACACGGAAGGTCACAAGCTCTTCCAGCGAGTCCCCATCGGCAACGTCTTCGGGCAAAGTGTAATCTGTAGGTATTTTGATTTTCATAATAGTTATTCTCTCCTCATAGAGCTTGCCTTAGATTTTACTCCAAGGCAAGCCTTGATGAATAGAGACTAACTATTAGCCCGCGAGGTAGCCGTATCCGCTTCCGCTAGGACATGCCACCAAGTCAGCCGCAAGGTTGCAGCGCAAGTGGAGGATGTAATAGCCGAACTCAGGGAACACCTGTTTCGCGGCACACGCCATCTTCGCCCGCCAGTAACCGCTGTTTTTGTCAGGGTTACAATTGCGGTCGAACTCGTTGATCCAGCGGAAATCGCCACGATAGTTTTGGGCATCGTAAACGAGTTTTCCAACTTTCAGGTTAGGATTCGGAACCAGCCACTCAACCGCTTTCGGATGGAAAACAACCGTGGAGGTGTATTTCGCAGCCTTGTAGGCGGGGTTGATGATGAACTTCGTGCCTTTGGTCGCGCCAGTCGTGGAGACGTAAGGAGCAACTTCGGTATAACCACCAGATCCGTCGTCGTTGAAACGCTTCGGGAACGGGCGGCTATGGAACACAAATCCACCGTAAGCCTTACGGGGCAGGAGCGAGGAGCCGTTGGCACCAAGCAGATCATTAACACGATCACTCCAGCGGATGTCCTGACGGACTTCCAAGTTGAGCTTGATCAGGTTCTCAATCGTGGCGCGTTCAGCGAACACGTTGAAAACAGGCGATCCGTCATCGGTCACCGCATCACCATCATCACCAGCGTTGTTCTGGTAGAGACGATCATAGAGTTCGCGAAGGACGCCAATCGTCAAGACGGAGGTCGGGTTCGGCAGCGAACCAAAAGTCGATCCCGTGGACTCGGCAAGGCCAGGTTCCACAGAGACTTTCGTCACGGCTGCATAGTAGTCGTTGTCATAACGCTCAACCCACTCTTTGTTGACGTTGTCGGCAAGGATCTTGATGTAGTTGTTGACATCGTCAATCGGGAACGCCGAAGTACGAACGTCTTCCAAGCAGATCCAGTTCGACTCAATCGCCTGATGGCGGAGTTTGAAGGTTTTCTGATCGAAGGCATAGCCAACGGTTTTGACGGGGGCCAAGCAGGAGTTGGCCTCGCCTTCAACGCCAGTGACGCCGACATCTTCCCAGCCGCTGCCAACGGCAACAGTGCGCTGGGCGATGGTGTTGGTGATAACCGCGCCCATATTGTCGGGGAAAGCGGATTGCGTTACGAAACGCATATAGGGATCTTTATAAAGACCCAAGCGATGTGTGCCAAGAGCGATACGTCCAGTTTCGCGTTGAAACTGATCACTAATGGCTTCACAGGTGGTAGCAGTTTGTGCTGACATATTAGTATATTTTTTTCTATTTAGTTTAAGGGTTAGGTTTGATTGATGGGCATAGAATGTCCGTCTATCGGTTGATTTTCTGGGCCGCGACCAGAGATTTACGGCTACAAATTTTGAAGGCTAACCAGCCAGCGAGGCGTCTGCGACCAACTCAGACTTAAGTCTTAAGCGCAAACTATTACATTTGCGCTAAATTGTCAATAGTAGAATTTTAACGGAAGATAGATTTTCCGAAATTCATCAAACTATCCACATCTTCGTCCTCTTCGCTGGTATCCGTTTCGGTAGCCTTACCAAGACTCGGAGTTGCTCCAACCAGTCCCTCCAGTTGGGTTTTAAGTTCTTTGATTTCGGCGTCCTTGGACTCGCTAACCTTCTGCAATTGGGCAGAGTAGTGGTTGATGGCCGACTCAAGGAAGGGGACAACAGCAGCCCGTGCGAGGATGGCGCTTCGGTCTTCGACACTCAGACGATCCAGATTGGTCTCTGCGGCGTTTTTCTTGGCACTACGGATGCTGCCATTCCATTCATCCTGCCCATCAATCTCTTGAAGGAAATTGTAGCGGTCTTCCAGATTTGTCCAAGTCTTGGCCGTGAACGCCTTCTGGAGCCTCTGGTCGTTCTCAATAAACTCCTGTTCAGATTGAGCCTTGCGGGCGTTTTCGGCCTCGGCAAGGGATTCGGCCTCACTCTGAAAACGTTCATGGTATTGAGCCAACTCATGGTATTTATCGGCCATCTTGACGATGGACAACTGCTCCATGCGCTTAAAGTCGCTGGTTAAATCTTCCAAGGAGTCGATACGCTTGCGGGCATCGGGCTCAGTGATGGCTTGCCAGAGTTTGGAGAAGTCTGCGTCATTGGCTTCTGCGATGGCTTTCAAATCGCCCTGAAGGCCACTGAGGGGCTTTTTGATGGTTTCGACGTATTCAGGGCTTCTTTCAAAGTTTGCGGTCTTTAGCTCGCGATTAAGCTCTGCCATGCGAGTTTTATAGCCTTCCAGTTCTTCCTGAAGGGTTTTGACTGTCTCGCCTTCATATTTGCCCACCTTCTCTTTGGTGGCGTCCAATTCGGCTTTCAAGCGATCCCGCTCCTCGCGGGCTTTTTTCATTTCGCTTTTGATCTCTTTCCAGCTTGAGACGCCCTTCTCAGAATCATCACCTTCGGGCTTATCGGAGATGGGCTTGTCGGAGAAGTGGGGGTTCAGCGGGAGATCATCATCCGAAGTATTTTCATTTGATTTCTCTGTAGTGTTCTCCGAAGACACTTCCTTGGTAATATCTGCAACCTTCTTCTCTACCTCTTCCTTGGTTGTTTTGGATTTGGTTTCCGCTTTAACGGGAGCTTTCTTCTCCGCTTTGGGAGTTTCCTCTTTCGGGGCTTCGGCTGCGGGCTTTGGCTCTTCTTGCTGGGTTTCGGGGGCGGGCGTCTCACTCGGAGTGGGCTCTACAGGTTCTTGATTTTTGCCGCCAAAGATTGTGCCAGCAAAGTCTGCGTCACCCGTGAGGGCTGAATTGAGGATATCGGCCATAATAGTATATTAGTTATGTTAGTTGGTTTCTTCTGAAGTTATATGAGAGAAGGGTTCTGGCAAGTCAAATTTGGGTTTATTTACCTGTCCCTGACCCAAGGTATCAATGAGATCCATAACCTCTTGACTGCCCTCATAAAAACCCGCGCTCTTAATGAACACTGGCGACAGATCAAAACCCTGCGCCACAGGACTACTGCTCCGCTTCGGGCGAACCCGTTTGGAGATAAACTTAAGCCCCTTCTGCATATGGGGCATGGCCCAAGTTTTACTCCACTCACGCGAATCCTGATCTGTCCAATCCATTAATAAAGTCTAACTATACTCAAATTCTAACTTTGTCTAGCACAAATAGCTTAAATTTTAATACATTCCATGCACAAATAGCTTAATGTGATAATATTTTCTATGCAGTTTGTGCGGCCATCGGGGGTCGGCCTGCGGGCCTTGCCGTTTTTTCAAGAATAGAACTACGGGTTTTAAGATCATTAAGAGCCATCTGCTGACGAATAGTCTCCATCTTCTGTTGATGAGTTTCTTGGTTCATCATGCGCTTTTCCTGCATTTCTGCCAACTTGAGTTGCGCTTTTTGCATTTCCATCTCCATCTTGGGATCAATCTGTCCCTGTGGCTGTTGTCCAGCTTGCATAGCCTGTTCTTGTGCTTGGCTCTGTTGGGCCATCATGCGGTTGATCACCTGTTGCTCAAGCTCATCGATATAAGCTGTGAGGTTTTGAAGTTGGCGCTTGAGTTCACGGACTTCTTGCGCCCGATAACTGTTGTTAGAGAAGAAGACAAGGTGTTCGGTCACATGGTCAGAAGCAGGGCGCAAGATCTGCATTGCCTGCTCGTCGGGAATTTGTTGTTGGCGATGGGCCTCAATGATTTCGGCAATCATCGGGATATGGGCCTCAATATGCACCGCATGGTTCTGGCTATCGTGAACCATCTGCGGAATGCCCTGACGGAGGTTGCCATTCTCAAGGTTGGCGATATCAAAGTCCACCACACGGCGCGGGCCTTTATCGGAAACAAAGAGGTTAACCTTCTGCCAACCCACACCAGAGATGCCAGCAATGACGGAACGCAGGGTGTTTTCTTTGCCCTTCTCGTCCATCAAGGAATAAAGCTCCATGAGTTGCTTGCTCGCCATTTCGGTCATAACGGGACTTCCATCACCCATGGCGCGGAATGCCGTGACCTTAAGGAATTGGCGCATACGCTCAATGGAGACTCCTCGACGCGCACAACGGCGGCGAAACTCAAGAGCAAGTTTCCCTCCCTTGTCATTGGCTGTAAGCAATGGATTAACAGCCCTGCGGTATTGCTCGGTCAAAAGCTTGTTGTAAGGAGTGTAGAAAAGCTCAAGTGCTGCGGCGTTGAGCGTGGACTCTTGACGGGCTTGCTGGACAACTTCCGTGGCAGAACGGGCTTGGCCGTCTGGAGTAGCTTGACGCGAACGATAGCTACCCGTGTTGTTCTGCAACACTTGGCTCATCAAGTTGTAGACGGGAAGACCCTGAGTTGCCACAGCGGGAGGCTGAAGTTGGATCGGGGTCAGCCCACTAGGGATGAACGTATAAGGCCCGACCTCAATGTATTGAAAGTCTTGGATGGCTTCGGCGTCACCCTGCAATTGAATGAGTCCAGAGGTGATTGCGGCTTGGGCCGACTGACACAGAACGCGATTAGAGATCTGGATTTGGTTGTAGATCTTCTGCTTGAGTCCGCGAATCGTGTGGAAGGTTCCTTGTCCGACTCCGTAGGTGAAGATAACGAAGCATTGGTTCACGTTTCCATAGCGGGAATAACGCTCGTAGAGGAAGTCCGAAGAGTCGCGGGAGCCGATAAGCTGGGTGAACTTTCCGTCGAATTCGCGGTTGTAGCCATAGATTAGCTGGGCGCGGTGATAGGCCGATTCTCCAGCATAGAGGTCGTTTTCCTTGATTTCGCGTTCAAAGTCTTCCCAGTGGGCGGTGTAGTTCTTCCACTGATCCCGTTTGGTCGAAGCCTTCCAGATTGCCTGTTTAACTGCATTGAGATTCCAGCCCAGTTCTTTCGCGGCTTTAGGATTGCGGATGTATCGATAAAGCTCGCTCACGCTCATAGAGCGTTGGACGATGGCTACTTCGATGGACTCATCCGATACTTTGGTATCACGGGCTACCTTGAAGTCTTTGAGCCCGCAAGGCTCCCAGAAGATAGAGCGTTCATCGGGCCACATAGCGACCCCGACCCCGTCACCCACAAACTCGCGGGAAAGAAGCTGCATGTTGTAGGCATGGTCGCTCCATTCTTTAAGCATCCAATCAAATTCTTCAGAGATGATTTCGGAGTCCTCGTTGGAATCCCCATCATAGGATTCCATGATGACGTTGGCAATGCGAGGCACCCCGTTCTGGAGTTCGATATACGGGGCCAAGGCGGCTTCCATAATGGCATTTGCCTCTCCAAAGTTGGCATTTACCACATGGGTTAGCCCCTTACTCTTTAGTTCTTCGGCATCGTAGGGAGCTTCTCCGTTGACCAAAGCTTGCGCCCGCGCCCGAAGATATGCCGCATCCTCATCTTGTTCGATATACTTGTTAGCGATTGCCACAAGGCTATCAGATGATTTGATGCGTTTTTTCGGAGGACTACCACTTTCGGGTAGATTTTCTAGTTCTGCGTTACCTGTTGCCATTAAAGTAGAAAGTGTAGATTGATTATTATATGAAGTCAACTAGGAAGAAAAATTGGTAAATCCCGAAAGATCCACGGTCTGATATGTCTGTCCGCTTGGGCCAAGCGCATTGATTGTTGCCTGAATATTACTAAGAAATGAGGCATGAAGCTGGCCAGATGCTGGAAAATAATGATTACAGGTCAACACAAGATCATTGTTTATAATGAAAAAATTTGGCAATCCGCTATCTCCACCCTGTATTCCAGAAGGTTCACCATTGTAGTTGGGGAGATCGTAATCTGGCGCAGCGGCTAAAAAGTTTTGAGGAATTCCAACAAAATCATATACTGGGCCAGATTGTGTTTTATAAAAATAGGCATACCTATTAGGGCGCTGAAGCGGCCAATCATTATCCCACCTATAGTGACTACATGGTATGGTTGGAATATTTTTCATTGTAACGCTCGTTTCATTACCATTGTAATTATATCCAATAAAATTAACTGGCAAATAGTTGGAGAACGTTGATGGAAGAGTTTTGTATTTTTTAACAGTAGACGGCAATGCTTCTGAGAATTTAACAATTGCAATATCTGTTCCACGACCAAATTCCGAAAATTGAACTTGCATAACGGAAGCCACAGTTCTTGATACGGTTTGGTTGTTTGAGTCACAAAAATAATAAACATCTCCAACATATGGAGTATAATGATGTGCCCCTATGGCGTGGTATGGCGTTATAGCAACAACACTTCTAACTCCACCCACAGACCCAGACCTATTAACGCTTACACCAGAAAAATCAAGCGGATAGAGCCAGTGTCCAGTATTGCGAACAAATACATTATTAACAAAATCAAATGTTGAATAAATCGAATAGTGATTGGGTGGTTGCGTAGAGTTATCTGCATACTGTTGTGTTTGATTAAATATGTGATGAGCAAGAGATCCGCTAATAAAATTTTGGAACTCATTGAAAGTCGCGGTTTCTGCAAGGGTTTTTGTTTCTACTTTTTTAAGAACGGTTTCTCCACTTGTAAATACTGCGGATATTGCAGTTTCTCCAGTTGACTGGTATTCAAACAAATATTGATCAGATTCAGACTGTGATAATATTTCATTATTTTTGCTAGAAATGTTATCTAATGCTGGAAATTTTTCTGGACGAATATTCACTAATACCCTGATATTTGTGGCAGATGTCGGATATGTATTCTGTATATAGTTTGAATCCCCAATTGTAATTGGCGCGGAAGAGCCAGAAGAAATAGGAGTGTATTCTACCTCAAAATCAATATCAGCAGATCTATTAGCAACTGTTTGTTTTGCAAATTGTCTGGCAAAATTGGAAGTTGTTGCCAACCCGCAATCGATAGGATGATTTTTTGAAGGCTCTATGGCCATAACTACGCAATATCTATTTCACATCCACGAACAAAACCAATCCATCTTAACGTTTTTTCAGAATCTCCAGTAACCTGAACTCTTAACTTGTCGGCTACATCATCAGCATCAATCAAAATATCATAAGCAGAATCCGACTCGCTATCGGTTCCAATTGTGGTTACAGATCCGATTAGTGATGTTGTGTTGTTAAGATTTTGAATTGCAAATTTTCTTGTGTAGTGAGCGTATTCTGTCGCGCTAGTTTCTTCAATGGCACATATATCTATCTCTCCAAAAAACGCCACATTATTAGGTATAGTTAGGAACGTATTAGTTTCTATCGCGAGTTCTGTCTGAGTTGAATTGGTGGTTCTGCCTTTTAAGATAAAAATAACAAATTGCGTTCTTTCTGCCGATCCAAAACCAGATATACTACCAGTTGCTCCAAAAGCAAACATACTGCTTCTATCGCAATTACCAAGAAATCCAACGCTTCCAGAACCAGATATATTTGAGTTGTAACTAAATGAGTTTGCACCACTGACAGTTCTTGTTGTATTTGCTCCAAACAAACAAGAAAAATTGCCAGATACTGTACCAGATTGAGATGCGGCAATTAAAGAAAATGTAGATGTCGCCGTATTTGTTTGTCCAGATATGATTGAAGAAAAGTTACCAGAAGCTACTTGTGTTGCCTGTGATCTTTGTGCTTGCAGGTCTACAGCACCATTTCCTCGCGCATTTCCTGCGACAAATGGGCGACCTGGCCCCGACCCACCGCGATTATCTACATCATCTCCAAGATAAATATTACCAGCCAACGGAGTAGATTGATTGGGTGGTAAACTATTCCTTAATGTTCCATCTAGCGGAAACCTTCCAACAGGAATGCCTCCTGCCGTGATTCCGTCACCAACCACAAGTTTCTTAAGATCCGTCTCCCAGACAGGTTCACCTTCTAGCGGAGTAATAGCATTGACTTCTGCTGCTGTCCCGCGCCGAATTTGAAGGTTGGCGGGCTCTGTGATGTCTACCCAGTCAGCATCTTTCCTTCCGTAGATAACTCCGTCTTCGGGAGCTTCGGCAAGGCCATCCCCAAAGCGCGGATCATCACCTTCCGCATAGGTGCCTGCGGTAGTGCCAGCTACTACTGGCTGGGGATAGAATGAAGAGAGGAGTGCCATAAGATTATGCTTCGGGATTTTGCTGCAACCCCGCCACGGCCTCCGCGCTGGCCTCCGCAAATGTCGCCTGCGGCTGGCCGAAAGACTCCGCTGGTGCGGCCACGGGATTGAGCGCCCATGCCAACATGACACCTTCAAGCCATGTCTTCGCGGCGAGCATCTGCGGGCCGAGGGGTTTGCCTGCTTGGAGTAGCGCCATTTCAAGTCGCGCCAATGCTTGGATCTGATAAGGAGAAAAGTAAGCCGCCACCGCTTCTTCGGCGGTGATCGGATCGCCCTGCGGTTGAGGCTCTGCCATCTGCCAATCGGAAAGCAGATCAGATTCTGCTACTGCGCGGGTGCCTGCGGGCGGCTTCCACCCCTGCGGCTGATCGGGGCGAACAAAGGTGACAACCTTGCCGTCTGATTCGCGGATGATGGCGAGTGAATTCATATCAAAAACAATGTATGCGGACAAAGCCATCGCCGCCGTTGCCGCCAGCGCCACCTAAAAATCCAGAAAGCGCAGCACCGCCACCGCCGCCACCGCCGCCAAGCCCACCAGCGTTGTCTCCCGCTTGTGCGTCAGCAGTTATTGAGGCGTTGCCGCCCTTTGCGCCTGTGCCAATTTTTGGCGAGAGGCTGGGCAAAAGAAAAGATTCACGAACGTCTGTAAAGGAACTGCCCGACAGCGTTCCGCCATTAAATGCCGTTGGTGTCGCGTCGATGGAGCCGCCTGCTCGTCCGCCTTGCGTTGAGTTATTGTTTGCGCCGCCACCAGCGTTGCCAACCAAGCTGCCCGTAATTCCCGTGGCCCCGCTGCCCGCAGTCCCCAAAATGGTGGCTCCTGTTCCTGCCGTTCCTGCCGTTCCATTGGAGCCAAGAACGCCATTTTGCCCGCCCCCGCCAGCGCCTCCTGCCCCAAAAGAGGAGCTTGTCCGCAGCGTAATGTTTGGCGTGACCCAGCGCACAGAAGTATTGCCGCCTGCCGTCCCAGTGAATCCATTGTTGACAGCAGGGCCACGGGCGGCTGCTCCTGCACCCCCCGCGCCGACGAGAACTTCAATCTGATCTCCGCCCGTGATGCGCGTTATGAACGTGCCATATGCACCAGAACCGCCTCCTCCACCGCCGCTGCAAACAGTTCCAGATGCGCCAATTCGCCCACCCCCTCCGCCACCACCCGCGCCGATCATTGTGATGACTTGCATTGTAGACCATGACGGAATGTTCCAGACCCATGCGGAGCCAGAGCCGCCTGTGGCTCCAGACGGGGCTGTGGCGTAGTAGAAGTCGTAGGCTTCGCTTTGCAAAGCGATGGTGCCAGAGGCATCTGGGATCGTGAGGGTTACGTCATCTGTAAGCTGCCCTTGAACATCTATTGTCGCAGTATATGGCCCTTGCTCGTCAACAAGTTTGGCGCTTGCCATAAGGATGTTGGCAAGCCCGCCGCCGTTTTGCTCGATACGGACATTGGGGTTGCTGCCTTGCAAAAACATTTCGCCTTGGCGAAGACCAAGCAGCGCTTCATTGTTGCTTTCGTCCTGAACGGCAATGTAGGGAGTATCATTGCCGCCAGTATGTTGAAATGTTAGCTCTCCTGATTCAAATTCAATGATATCGCTTGATGCGCCGTTTAGCGAAACTAATGAAACATCATTGCCATCATTAACAGCGAGTTGAGAAAAAGACGGAATTGGGTCTGATCCGCCCGCAACCCCGCCCGAAAGCGTGAAGCCCTCGCCGTTTTCGGGAATCTGCGACCCATCGCCCCAAATCAAAGTAGCTTGATTGGAGGGATTGGCCGAGTTCCACGCAGACAGGCGGTTAATTATCGACTGAGAGCCATTAAATGTAAGCGTGATGCTGTTGCCTGCGGTTCCAGCGGCGTTTGCGCGAACAAGAACGGGCGTGGACACCCCTTCGACTTGGACGCTGGAACTGGCCTTGACGCCCGCCGCATGGCTGGCCGCATGAGCCAGTGTTGAACTCGGCGTCCTCGCATCACTCAACCGCGCATCGTCGCCAGCGCAAAAGCTCCCTGCCGATGTGCCGAATGCGCCCGCCTCGATGACGCCATTTGTGCCTGTCTTGAGCGGGAGGTTGGCGGTGGTGCCGATCTTGCCGTCATTTGAGAGGTTGCCGTGGGTGTGGGAGGCTTGCGCTGCGCCAATGTCTGCGGGGCCAACATTTTCGCCAATAAAAGTCGAAAGGGTGCGCCACGATGCTGTTCCATCGCCATCGCTTGCTAAAATGTCATCGGATTCCGCGCCTGTGGCGGCAAGCGCGGCGAGTTCGTGGGTGTGTGCCGTGGGGGTGCGGGCGTCTGTGACTTGGTCTGTATTTAGGAGCGTCCTTACACTACTAGCACTTAGATCTTCGGGGTCGCCCGTGCCTGCGGTGGCCCGTCCTTTGATCGTGGCAGTCGCCATGTTGGCCAGCTTGGCGTTGGTCACTACATCATTGGCTATTGTGGTCGCCCCGTCTCCGCTACTGGTTACCTCTCCGCTGTGATTGGGGTGGGTGTAGTTGTTGGCGTTGGCCGCGATCCCGTCCAGCTTGGTCTTATCCGCACTACTCATCGATCCCGCTGCTCCAGTAGTGGCCGCGCTGATGCTGATTGCGGGGATGGCCCCACCAGAAGAAGCGATAGGGGCGGTTCCCGTGACGCTGGTTACGCCAGTAGCTGGGGCTGCTCCCCATTCTGGTGCGGTGGAGGTGCTGTTTACTTTGAGGATCTGCCCTGCTGTGCCGATAGGAAGTCTCTCGTTGACTAGTGGGCCGCGATACAACATATCGCCTTGAGTAGTAAGTGAAAATTCTCCAGTTGCGTACCTTGGCAACACCTGCCATCCACGGGTGGCTCCTGTGTAGATTAGGGTGAAGTAGGCTCCCTCGACATTACAGACCAGATTCTCTTCTAGGCTTTCAATCCGAGATCCGTTGCGGGCAATCGTGAGAGGATTGGTGTCGAAGGTTTCGGAGAAGTCAAAGATGTCTACCGCATCACCATTGCTAGGGTTAAGTGGGAGGGTAAGAGTAAATGCGCCTCCAGAGGTGTCTGCCGCGATTAGGTCTGCTGCTTCTAAGGTTCGGGCTGACGAGACTACGGTATAGTTGATGTCGGGCTGCGGGCCAGTCGGCCCTTGAGGGCCGCTCTCTATAATTTCAATTGTTTCGTTTTCTTGGTTAAAAACCTCAACAATTTCAATTTCCCTCTCTGTGATCTCAATGACCTCTTGGCTCATCGGGCGATCTCCTGATAGACCTTGGCTTTCCCAGTGGCAAATGCGATATAAGTATAGCCGAGGTAAAGTTCGATTTCATAGACGTTGTCGCCTGCTGTGAGGTTTGCGGCCTGTGTGGCGGTGATTTCGATTTCGATGGTGCCCGCTGACCCGCCGAGGGTAATTCCGCTTCCAGAGGTCAATGTGAGCAAAGTGGCACTATCCTTGGCACACTCCCGAATAACCATGTTGGCCCCGTAGCCCGAAAGATTGACTGGGACATTAGACTTCCCCTTACAAGACTTGGTCAGATAACGAAACTTCGCCGTCCATGTCTTCCCTTGGACGATTTCAACATCTCTCTCAAGTCTCCAGTAGTTGGTCATTTATAAACTGGTAGCCAGAATTGATTGGTTCCAACACGAATCTCAATGAAGTCATTGATCTGGTTGTTGGTTGCGGGGTTTGAGTTGGTGTGGTTGGTGGAGAAGTCTACAAACCCATTAACCACAAGATTGGTGGTTGCCGTCACAGTGCCAGTAGCTGTCAGAGTTCCAGATGCCGTGACATTGGAGAAGGAGACGTTGTTAGTGGCTCCGAGTTCTATGGCAGTGCGGAAGTTGGCATTGTTGGTGTTGGTGAGGGCTGGGAGGGGGATTCCTAAGTTGGTTCGGGATTCATCCTTGTTGGTGACGTTGATTGCACCTCCTACATTAATGTTGGTGATAGTGGTTACAACGCCCGTAGAGGTTAATGTTCCAGACGCTGTGATATTAGAGAAAGAGACGCTGTTGGTGGATCCAAGTTCTATGGCAGTGCGGAAATTCGTGACGTTGGTGTTGGTGAGGGCTGGGAGGCCGAGACCGAGGTTGGTGCGGGTTGTGGCAATGTTTGATGCGGCGTTTGAACCAACAAGAGAAATTGATCCATTGTCAATTTGAACAGTCCCTTGAAATGTTTGTGTTTCGGGCTCGTAACGAAGATCACCTAACCAATAAATTGCCCCATTTGAAAAATTAAGTTGCCCAGCATCCAAAGAAACATTTTGAAAAGAAACACTATTTGTTGTTCCCAACCCCAAATTAGTTCTGCTTGCCGCCGCATTAGCTGCTGCATTGGTTCCCGAAAAATAGATAGGCTCAATGTAGGAGATGTTATCGGCTAACATCCATGCTCCGTTGCGATACATCAGTAGAACCGCTTCATCAAGCTGGTTAAGTGTAATAAGATTAGTTGCTGCGCCCAATTGCCTGATAGCCGTCACTGCATTGGTTGAATTGGCAAGATGGGTAATAGTAGCTCTATCTCCTTCAAATGTGGTTGCGGGATTTGTGGGTAATGTCACCGTATTGGTAACCCCAGATACCGAAGGAGCTAGGCTAAACAGAAAAAGATTGCGACTATTTGTGGCGGCATTTGTTGATGTTCCAGTAACATTTGTCTGATATTGGACAGTTGTGGATATCGGGGCTACTGCCCAGAAATTAGTCGGGCTTACTACAGATCCACCTGTATCGACCAATACTGGATTAGTGTTAGATCCAAAAAGTGCAGCTTGGAATGTGGCTGCGTTTGTATTGGTGAGCCCAGTCCAAGGCATTCCAAGATTGGTTCTGCTTACTGCCGCATTGGATGAGGCATTGGTGCCCAAAAAAAGTATAGGCTTTCTAACAATAATTGTACCGCCTGCCGCGCCATCAATCGAAAAAAATTCAACACCATTTTGGTTAAAAAATAACGAGTCAGCCCCATAAGTTATGGAGTTTGTTATTTCTCCGTCTTGGTATAATTCAATACTTTCAAATCTAACAACATTTGTTACCCCAAGCCCGATGGCATTACGGAAGTTTGTGGCATCTGTATTCGTAAGCGCAAACCAACCCAATCCAAGGTTTGTTCTTGCGGTTGCGGCGTTGGTGGCCCCAGTTCCACCGCTTAATACAGAAAGCGTTCCATTAACATTGCTAAAATTTACTGATGGAATATTAGATGCTGGAATTTGACCAACAATATTTGTCGCCTGTAGATTTGTTAAATTTACTGCATTACTTGAAGACAGATTTGTCAAAACAGATGAAGCAGATTGAAACGCAGTTGAAGGATTGGTTGCTGCCGTCCCAAGTCCAGTGATGTTGGCGGCAGTTAAATTTGTAAGTCCAGCGCCATTTCCATTGGTTCGCAGAATGTTTGCTGGGAAGTTTATGAGATTAGTCGCGTCTCCATTGGTGGCCAAAGCTCCAATAGTGGTTCTGGCTGCTGCGGCGTTGGTGGCGATAAACAATGCATCTCCTACTGTCGTTGAGCCTAAGTTTTGTCGGGCATTAGCCGCGTTGGTGGCTCCTGTCCCACCCTGTCCAACACTCAATGTTCCAACGATGTTAGATGCAGCAATGTTGGTTAGGCTTGAACCTTCTCCAGAAGCAAGGTTGCTAAGTATGACCGAAGACGGTTGAAATGCGGATGCAGGATTTGTGGCTGCGCTTCCCAATCCTAATCCAGCCCGCGCATTGGAGGCATCGCCACTCCAGAAATTGGTGGGCTGGACTACAGCGTTGTTGGTTCCGACAAGAACATTGCGGGTTTGGGAGTAGCCAGAAACAACCAAGGCTCCAGAGATAAGTAGGGCAATTAAGTTTTTCATTGTTACATTAGTCGCTTCCAAACTCTTTTAGTTCCAGTTTGGCTATCATAGTCGTTAGGTCGAACTATGAAAGGCAGATTTTCAGCATCTGTCCCTGAAGACAACTGATAAATAGCAGGGATTCCGTCAATAACCAAAAAGATAACAATTCCAACGGCATAGGTTCCGCTAACTGTATTAAGACTGTCCAGATTTGTTGATCCACCGCCATCTAATCCCGTAATCGAAGGCTCAACACGAAGGATGTTTACGCTAGGAGTTTGGATCGGGGTCGAGGACACGCCGATAACGCTAGAAGACGGAATAGGAATACAGATCTTGCTCATTTATCGGGTAACCTCTGGTGAAATGATAACGTTGCCTTGCAGGATGCGGGTTGTGACGGCCCCGTTGTAAAGTTCAAGGTCATATACGGCTTTATTACAGACCGAGAGCGATGCCGTGTCAGACGCCGAAATAAATAGTCTAATAGATCCTGTAGCCTCATTCAAGACGATTCTACCATTAGTTGTAGACAATTCAAGAATTAGTGCTTTGGATTCGGGCTTTGACCGAATATGCATCTTGGCCGTATAGCCCGCAAGATTTACAGGAGTCGAAGGTTCACCCGTCTCGTAAAACAGTGTTTGATTAAACGTGGCACCTTGGAATATGCAAATATCCGCTTCGGCAATCGGTAGTTGAGCCATAAATGGCAAATAGAATCTACCAATTCTTCCTTATAGTCAAGGCTTGTTTGAGTTTTTTAAACGTCTCTTTGTTGAGTCGTTTCTTTTCCTCAATCGCCTCGCTGCCAGCCATAGCTCCAAATACCTTACGAGCAACAAATAGTCCTACAGCAAATGAGTCAAATAAATCGGGGGACTTGCCGATGCGCTTTTTCATGTCGGTCTTGGACTCAATGATGATCTTTCTGGTTCGGCGCACATACTTTCTTTGAGTCATCTCCCACGCCAGATCAGGGGTAATCCCCTTGAGTTGCTCACACTCCAAGAAGTATCGGGCGGCGAAACAGAGTTCTGACGCCATATTGTGGAACAATTCCTTGCCAACTTGCGGTTTTCCTGTGACCTCGTTTCTCATGGCGTATTGGGCACTGACTGGCAGATCGGAAGCCGCTCCTGCAAAACTTACTGCATGCCAACCTTTTAGGATTTCTCGTTCTCCGATTGACCAGAAAATACCGCCAGCCGAAGCATCTACCCCCATCCATTGATTTGGAATTCCTAACTTAAGAGAGAGATCGTGGATTTGCTGGATCATTTCGTATTGGAAGTCTTCTTGAGACCCTGCCCTTCGGTTGAGGACATACTGTTTCTCGACAGCTATCGCCCATTTACCACTGATCAGCTTGCCATACTTGAGGTGGGTAAACACGAAGCGGTCACCGCCTTCAGTATAACTGGGGTCGATTCCTGCAATATCTTTCGGAGTTCCATCCCAGATTGGCTTGTCTAACGCCCCATGGCGAGCCAGCAGGATGTCCGAGACAATCGTGGAATCGTCAGCGTCAGCAGGAGGCCAGAAACCCCTGAACTTCCTCCAATACTGTGGATTAAGTTCTCCAAGCTCCTTTCGGGCCAAGGCCACATCATTGGGTTTTGGGAGAAACGGATAGCGCAGTCCCTTGCCAGCATCGAACGATTGTTGGTTGGGATTGTCATTTTCTGAATCAAACCTGATACATACTCCCTCAATACCAGCCACCCGTATCTTCCAGTTCGGGGTTTGCTCGTCCACACTCATCCACCCCTTGATGGGTTCGCAAAATTTTCCATGGGGATCGAAGATGGAAGACGGGTTGCCAGCGCCGACGATATAAAGTTCTTGTGCGCCCTTAAATCCCCAGACCGCTTCGTTGATTACCGAGGCTGAACAGTCTTGTAACTCGTCTATTATCAACACGATACGACGATTCTTCTTGCCCTGAAGCCGCTTTTGGGCATCGTCCTTGTATTCGTCACCCGCTGCCAGAAGCATAATAGACGAGGCATCACTGACTCCTGTTTCGGGGTCGATCACAGCACCCTCTTCGTCCGAGAGCTTTATAATATCCATGGACTCAATGAGTCGGCCAGAGGCTAATCCCATGTTTCGGGCCTCGCGATACATCTTGACCAGTGCTGCCCAGATACGCTGCTTGGCGTCTATTTTCGACGTAGAGACCACAATGGTCATTGTATTGATTGGATCGCAGAACCAATTGACCAGCGCAAACGCCGCCATGCCGTAGGACTTGCCAGAGTCGGTTCCGCCAGCTAGACCTGTAACACTTCGGACAAATCGGTTTCCCGTGGCATCGTCCACTTCATAGACTTGGTTGCAGAATGCCTGTGCGCTGAGTTCCGCCCACCTGTGCCATTGGAAGGTTGGCCAGATTGCCGATACAACATTGCGATAATGTCGAGCCTTGCCAAGTCCTCCTTCTTCGGGGGTAAGTCCCTGTAAGAAGGCGTCCATCTCAATGCGGATTGGCGTAATTGCCTGTCCGTCTTTAGGTAACCACAACCTCCCGTATTTCTCTATCCCTTGATCAACTGTTGCCATTTATGAAATTTATACTAAACTAATCTGGATGGAGAAAAAGCGCAAGAGCGGAGAGCGGGATTGGGACGCGCCCGAAA